AGTTCATTTCTGGTTCCATATAAACACCCTCCATATTAATTAGTTACCTTTACTGACATGATAAACACTCCTCGTATTCAATTTCTTTAGTTTCATGTTGACATTTTGTGCATGAACATAAATCCATTAGTGGAGTGTAGTGTTCTGATTTTACTTTATCTGATTCGCAGTGACATTGATGATCACAATTTTTACAATTTACAAACATCTTTTTTATCCCTTTTCTTTAGTTTACATTTGCACCTTGGCGCAGTAAACCAATTATATACTGTATCAAAAGCATCATCTACGGTGCTAAAAAAATTATAAAAAAATTTATCCATAATAACCTTTAAATATATAGTTAAATATACTAAACAAAATAATGCAATCATTATAACATACATAATTATTTCTAAAAACAACCAGTATATTTTTTTTAGCACTTCCAACGTTTTCTTGCTTGTCTTAATCTAGAATTAGGATCTGCTGCAGCTTTTGGAAACATTTTTATTTGTCCAGCTGATCTTGCGCAATATGATTTTCTTCTTGCTGCTCTTTTCTTTCCGGGTTTATCTTCTGTAACTGCTGTAGTTAACTTACTTCCAGGGTTTTTACTTCTGTATGAAGCAACTCCTGCAGCAGTCATACCCGCACCACTTTTAGTAGATCTAAAATTCTTTTTGTTTCTAGCAGGCATGTTATCTCCGCCTCTACTGAAACCTAAAACTTTTAGACCAGTCTTATTCATACTTAACTTAATCTATTTATTCGTAGTTGTAAGATTAGGTCCTGAGTATTTATCAGTTAACAAAGTATAAGCTGTAATATTTGTTTTTGTTTTAACAAAAATTCCTTTTGGAAATAAAATACCATCTTCTGGAAAAGAAAAGTTAATTACATCGCCAGTTGGACAGTCTGCAATAAATAAAGTTACACCTGTATTTGAAGTAGTTGTTAATTCTAAAAGACCAGCTCCAACACCATCGTTAGCAACGATAATTCCTCTTAATCTAATTGGTCCTGCAATTACAGCTGTTCCTGTATTACCTGCAGTTGATCTTGTTGCTTGTACGTCGCTTTTATATCCCATAATAAATCCTATTATAAACTTTAAATATAGGGGCGTAAAGTACGCCCCTATAAAGTATCTTATTACGCTCCTGGAGAACCGAAGATTCCTCTAGGATCAGACCAACCGAAGCTGTATCTTTCTCTAGCTTTGAATCTAACGTTACCCGTGTCGAAATCACCTTCAATAGCTGTTTTGATAGGACTTCTAATGAAGTTCTTCAAGCCATTTGGTGCATCAGTCATAATGAAGAATGCATCAGTATCAGTCAAGAAGTGGTTAACTCTGTAACCTTCTGGAATCATACCCATGTTCATCATTGCGTTGATGTCGTTTTTCGCAAACGCAGATGATCCACCTGGAGTTGTAGATAAAGGTGAGTTCATAATTCTCTCAGCAGTAAATTGTAATTCTTTTGGAATTATCATTTTTCTACCTTGAAGAGCTATTTTTAACCCTCTTTCGTCTACGAACGCCGCGATGTCAATCAACGATTGTTCTAACGATGTTTCAGACAAGTCAGAAGCAGTAGAAAGTTCATTTCTGAACGTTCCACCTGTAGCTAACGGGTGATCAGTAGTAATAAGTGCTTTACCGTCACCACCATTGTATGAACCACCAGTGTCGAAACTGTTGTTCAAAATGTTAGCTGCTGTGATTTGTTTTGATTGCGCCATTGATCTAGCAAGAGCTCTTGTATATCTGCCCGCTAATCTGTCGTATAAGTTATCTTCAATCGCCTCTTCTGTGATAGCAAATGCTAACGCAGTAGTATTGTGCGTGTATCTTGAAGTATATACTTCAGAAGCTTGGTCAAACGTGACCATAGCACCCTCAGCTTTAGTAGCTGCTGTGCCAAACCCAGATAACATAACTTCTTCTTCAAACGCTCTGTCCGAAGCTTCAGTCATGAAGATCTCTGCATGCTCATTGTCGTATCTATTGTATTCCAGGCCGAATAGTGCATTCAATCCTGGCTCTAGTTCCTTAACTAGTTGTGATCTTGATATAGCCATAATTTATATTCTCCTATTATATGCCTGTGCCTTGAGCATAGAAATGGTTATTAATTCTAACCAATACATCTACGTTCACGCTTCCAGCAGTTGAACTATTAGTATCTTGCGATATGTCAATTGCTTGAAGAACAGTTCCACTTACAGTTAAGCCAGAAACACTGTAGTCCATTTGAACTTCAGATATTCCAGATAAAGTGTTACCTGTTGCTGTTGTTATTGCAAAGTTTTTGAAGATGTCCGCAACTGCGAACGCTCCATCAGAGTCAACTGAGTAGACTACATCTGGATCATCAACGACAGTAGCGACAATGTCACTAGCGTTAACTGTTCCTGGATAATAGTTTTTCCAAGTTGGTTTCTGAGTAGTAGGGTCAGTGTAAAACACTCCGTTAAAAACGCCCACAACAAGATCAGAAGTATTAGCAACCGCTCTTTCGATTCCACCACCTGTAACAGGTTTTACCAAGTCACCTTGATAAATTGGCGTACCGTAGTTCGCTGCTATTCTATATCTGTTTTGCGCATTAATAAAAGGAGAGCCATCTAACTTTCTTACAGGTCTTAGACCATATTTTTCAGCTGTGTTAGCCATAGTTATTTTCTCCGTTTAGTTGTTTACTTTTTTTTGGAGTGAACATTACCAAATCATTAGGATTTGTTTCCACCACCAAAAGTTACGCGAGATTGTCTATCAATATTGATAGGCATCTCAGGTCGTTGTTCCTTCATGACATCGTTGTCCACCGCGTCGATTCTTTCTTGAGTAATTCTTTTGAAATACTCAGCACGGCTTTTAACAATTTCTTCCGGTATCCTTCCCAACACAAGGCCAGCAACCCCGATCAAACCTGCGTAAGTTCCCTGAGCTATGACTGGATAATTATGATCACCTGTAGAATTTTTCAATTCTTCTGCTCTCACAAATTCCCAACCTTCTCTCATTTTTTTAGATACGTTAGCCGTATCTTGAAAACCCATACTCTCGGTTCTTATCCATCTATGACAATAACCGTCTGGCGCAGGTGGTGCATCCAGAGATGATGGTGGCGTCCATGGTTGTAGTCTCTTTTTTTCGACTTCAACAGACGCGCGCGAAGTTCTATTTATTTTATCACTCATTTGCTATTCCTCCTTCACGAATTTAGCGTATTCTTCTAGTGGCACCCCTAATTTTTTGGCAATAGCCACCTGTGACTTGGTGAGTCTCACAGATCTACGTCCCTGCTGGGTTCTACCGGCAGAAGCAACCTTTTGGACGGGTCTTCGTTGCTCTTGAGTAACGAAACGGTGAGGGAAATTTTCCTTCATTCGTTTGTTTATCTCATTATAATACTCATCGCTCTCTACATCAACACCTATGCCCACTAGATCTTCGTGCACCGTCATTGCTGCATTGGTCATGATTTTATCATTACCAAACCACGTATTATCACCTGCCCAATCCCTAGCTCGTGTACTAGGTTGTGCGGGTACTACGTCTTGTTCTGAGTATTTTGGCTCTTCTTTAACGCTATTCTTTTGTTCCTCAAGCTGTTTTAATCTTGACTCTCTATCTGCAAGTTTAATCCTAGCTTTTTCTTTTTCAATAGATAGCCGAACAAGTTCGTCGTTTGATTCCATGATTTTATCTGAATCATTACTTTCAATCGCTTCTTTCAGTTTTCTTTTGACTTCTTCTCTTTGAGAATCAACTCTAGCATCAAATTCAGTTAAGTATTTCTCATCTGCAGAATCATATTTAGATTCAGAATCCTCATACTTTTTTTGTAAACCTTTAGCAAAATCTAAAGCTGCCTGTTCTCTTCTTTCAGACTCTCTAAATTTTCTTGTAAGTTTATCAATTCTCTTTTTGACTTGATCTGAAACTTGAGTAAGGTCTTCTACCTCGCTTTTTGTTTCTTCTTGTGGTTCTTCCTGAACTTCTTCATATGCAACTTTTTCTTTTGGTTGCTCTTTATCGTGATCAGTATAACCTAAATCAACTTCACCAGAATTTAAATTTGGTTCTTTTGATTCTTCCTGTATAGTTTCTTCAACCTGGACGTTTGTTTCCTTTACGTCATCAAGATCAATTTCAACCTCAGGTTGTATGTTAGCTCGCTCCTGTGCATCAGCCATGATGTTTTCTCCTTAACGTTTAATATAAGTGCAGAATATCTTCTGGTTTACTTATGGTTGCGATGATTTCATCATCGTTTAAAATACGGTGCTCACCATATTTTGTTTTAAATCTTGAACCGG